GAAAGCCTACATCGCCGCTTTCCACGAGATGGAACACAGGCTGGCATCACGCAACTATAAAGCGGTTCTACTTGCACTGGTTGCCAAAGAAGAAGAACGGGAAGCCCTCGAAGCCCAGAATCAGGTCGACGGCGCCACCGTGACTCAGAAAGGACGGTCAACACACCCATGAAAGAATTAATACCCATGAACGAATTTGGCGTGTTTGCAGACATTCACGACACGCCGCGCGTGGACAGCAGATTTGTCGCGCAGTTCTTTGAAAAAGATCATCGTCATGTACTACGTGACATACGTGCGATCATTGAGCCCAAATCTGGACTCAGTGAAGAATTCATTAAACTCAACTTTGAGCTCAGCAACTACAAGGACTCTATGGGCAGAAAGCTGCCATGTTACGCCCTTACCCGCGACGGCTTCACCATACTGGTCATGGGCTACACGGGTCAGAAAGCCATGCGTTTTAAGGAACAGTATATTCGGCGCTTCAACGAGATGGAGCAATTCATTGATATGCTGGTATCTGCCCGTGAGCAGTTCCCCAAGCTGACTCGTAACATTCGGCTACTTCACGAGAATCCCAAGCCATACCACTTCAGTAATGAGTGCGACCTGCTCAACCGTATCGTGTTGGGCATGACTGCAAAGCAGTTTCGTGAGAGCCTCGGCCTTGAAAAAGGAAAAAGTATCCGGCCGTTCCTACGCGATGATCAGATTGCCATGCTGGAACTGTTGCAGGATGTGGATATTGGTTTGTTGCTCTCAATGCCCGACTTCCAACAGCGAAAGCGGCAACTCGAGTGGTACGCGACAACGATAGCCGGTGAATTCGGTACGACGCGCAGATCGGTGGCATGTCTGGAAGAACGGGATGCCTCGTAAACGGAGCCCGTACCTCTGGCGCGGCATGATCGCGCCTTTTTATTACCTGGAACTTGAGAACACATCACGCAAGGCTGCGACCACAACAACGGTTGCCAGATTCATAGAAAGAAAGCGAGGTTCTCCATATGACCACATTTCAAACCTGTGAGGCCGTGTGCGCAGGCCATCCCGATAAGCTCTGTGACCTGATCGCCGACAGCATTCTGTGCGCCTGCCTGCGTGTGGATAAAGCCGCCCGTGTTGCCTGCGAGGTCATGGTGACGAAAGGCCACATCATTGTCGCTGGTGAGATTACCTGCGCGGAGCGTGTGGACGTGAAGTTTATTGTCCGCCGTGTGCTGGAGAAGGTCGGCTACAAACCGCGCCACTTTCGCATCAGCGTTTACCTCCACCAGCAGAGCCGCGATATCGCAGCCGGGGTGGATATGGCGGTGGAGGCGCGAAAGGCAGCCAGCGATGTTCCCAACCAAGGCCATCGCACATCTGCTGCTGATCCTTATAACGCCATTGGCGCGGGCGACCAGGGCACCGTATACGGCTATGCCACCAACGAGACGCGCGAAATGATCCCTTTGCCGCTGGCGCTTGCGCTCAGGATCTGTAAGAAGCTGGACAGTTGTCGGCGCGGGCTGCTCATACGCGGCATCAAGCCGGACGGCAAGGCGCAGGTGACGGTGGAGTACCGGGATGGCAAGGCCAGGCGTGTCAAGACCGTGGTGATCAGTATTCAGCATGACGTAAAGAAGGACTTGGCGGCGCTTGCGAAAGAGATTCGCCTTCACGTTCTGACTCCCTGCTTCGCGGACTTCCCACTGGACGCGGCCACCGAGATCCTCATCAATCCCGCCGGTCGCTTCGTCCTCGGCGGCCCCGATGCTGACACGGGGCTCACCGGCCGTAAGCTCATGGTGGACACCTACGGCGGGCTTGCTGCACAAGGCGGGGGCGCGCTCTGCGGTAAGGATCCCACCAAAGTGGATCGCTCCGGCGCGTATATGGCGCGCTACATCGCCAAGAACCTCGTGTGGGCAAGGCTAGCCGAGAAGTGCGAGGTTGCGCTCTCCTATGCCATCGGGAAAGCAAATCCTGTGATGGCAAGCGTGCGGGGGTTCGGGTCAAGCGTGCTGCCGGATGACAAGTTGACCCGGATTGTAAACCGTGTCTTTGACATGCGCCCGGCGGCGATCATCGACCATCTCGATCTGCGCAATGTTTGCTACACCGATACAAGCTCATACGGGCATTTTAGTAGCAGCCTCCTGCCGTGGGAGGATGTGGACAGGCACGACGCGCTGCGCAAAGCGGCACGGGAGGTTGTGGAAGCCGACTACGGCGGGCAGACGGGCATGGCGACTGACAATTCCGGAGGGATAGGAAAATGAGGATTGAGAAACTGCGGCTTGCCGATCTGAAACCGGCAGAGTATAACCCCCGAAAGGATCTCAAGCCCGGCGACCCGGAGTATGAAAAGCTGAAACGCTCGATCGAGCAGTTCGGCTATGTGGATCTTCTCATCTGGAACAAAACCACGGAGCATATCGTGGGCGGCCATCAGCGGGCCAAAGTCCTGATGGATCTTGGCTACGACGAGGTGGACTGCGTGGTCGTCGAGATGGACGAGACCCGGGAAAAGGCGCTCAACGTAGCGCTCAACAAAATCAGCGGCGATTGGGATAAGGACAAGCTGGCGCTGGTGATCGCGGATATTCAGGGCACGGATTTCGACGTTTCCTTCACGGGTTTTGACCCCGCCGAGATCGACGACCTGTTCGCGGGCACCGAGAAGGGCGAGGCGCACGATGATGACTTTGACGCCGAAGTTGCCCTCAAGGAGAAGCCTTTCGTTGAATCCGGCGATGTTTGGACGCTTGGTCGACACCGGCTGATCTGCGGCGATTCTACGAAAGCTGAAACCTTCGCCGCGCTCATGGACGGCAAGCAGGCCAACTTGTGTGTGACCGACCCGCCGTATAACTGCGATTACGAGGGCGGCACAGGAATGAAGATTCTGAATGACAAGATGCCCGCCGAGAAGTTCAAGGCATTTTTGCTGGCCGCGTTCACCCATATCTTCGATTCGCTGACGGACGGCGGCTCTTTTTATGCCTTTCACTCGGACGCGGAGAAGGTCAATTTCTATGAAGCCGCTGTTGAAGCCGGTTTCCACTATTCCACCACCTGTATCTGGGTGAAGAACAGCCTGGTCATCGGGCGCATGGACTATCAAATGCGCCACGAGCCGGTGATCTACGCTTTCAAGGACACGGCGAAGCACAGGTGGTATAGCGACCGTAAGCAGACGACGATATGGGAATTCGACCGGCCGACGAAAAGCAAGCTGCACCCGACGATGAAGCCGATCCCACTTGTCGCGTATCCGATACAGAACAGCTCCGCGCCTAACGGTATCGTGCTCGACCCCTTCGGCGGGTCCGGCTCCACCCTAATCGCGTGTGAGCAGACCGACCGAATCTGTTTTACCTCCGAGCTTGATCCAATCTACGCAACAGTGATCGTGAAGCGCTTCATCGAGCAGGTGGGTAGCAGCGATGGCATCACCCTAGTGCGCGACGGCCTGACATACCGCTATGACGAGGTGCCGGGCGTGGCCGAGGCTGAACGACAAACAAACGAGTAGTTCATCCTTCTTGTTCTCCGGTCTTTGTCGATACTGCACAACCAGCCACCTCCGTTGCCGTTCGTTCTGTCAAATGTGCTGATAACCTATACAAATCAACACTCTTCGCTTGCTATTCGTCCGCAAGTACGGGAATATGTGCTCACACCGAAGGCCAATGCCGGAGGTGAAAACACAGAAACCTGGGCAAAGCAGACACAGAAAGGCGGACAAGCACATGAAGATTTCTTACAACGTAACGGGTAGCAAGCGCAAGGAACTGGTACAGGCGATCTCGCGGGAACTGGCTACGGAGGCAAATTATTGCGGTGCTCCGAGTTTTGCTTACGAAGTCAGTGACCTGCGCATCGACAGGGACGGCACAGTGAGCGGTCCCGACAATCGCGGCCTGATCGCCGACCTTGAAGGCCTTTACAGTTTGGTGCCCACCGAGAAGGAGTATGACACGGCGGGTGTCAACGCGACGGCAAGCAACGAAAGCGACCTCGAACCGCGATACACCGAGGAAGAATTGGGCTTGGGGCTTCGCCGCTGCGACCCCAGTAGCGAGAACGGAATGCAAGACGACGATAGGACGGATGCCACGCCCTGTGGCCTCACTATCAGCCTCCCGCGCGAGGGCATGACCGACGCGGCGATCGAGAACCTGCGCAGGCTCATTGCCAACAAGGAAATCCTCATCAAGAAAGCGCTGGAATTGGACGCGTTGCCGATCGAGGTGGATGATACTGTCATCTCCTTCCCCTGGTACGACAAGATGCCTTCGCCAGAGGCGCTCAACGCGGCCTCAACCCTCGTTGGTAAACTGGTCGGTATGGCCAAGAACCAAAAGCGCGTGAATGTAAGGGCTGAGGAACCGGTGGAGAATATGAAGTACAGCTTCCGGTGCCTGTTGCTCAGGCTTGGGTTTATCGGGCCGGAGTACAAAGATGCGCGATCGATGCTTCTGAAAAACTTTTCCGGCAGCGGAGCGTTCAAATCAGGAGCACGCCGCTCGGGACCGAGACCGGCAGAGTCCCTTGACCAGACCGTTGATGTCCAGGCCAGCGAAAGGGAGGATGCCAGCCATGCGTAACTTCCCCGACAGAGAAACCGTTGAGCGCATTCGCAGGGAGTACCCTGCGGGCACTCGCATAGCGCTGATTGCTATGGACGATGTCCAGTCGCCCCCTGTGGGTACCTGCGGAACCGTGCTAGCAGTCGACGATGTAGCCAGTCTTTTGGTTCATTGGGACAATGGCAGCACCCTAAACGTGATCTACCGTGTGGACAGGGTGGCAAAACTGAATGAAGGGGAATGATCAAAGCCATGCACGGTTGAGAAAGCAGACTGGAGATCATTACGCACAAGCCCTTTTTCATGCACACCGGGACTGCCGAAAGGCAGCCCTTTTCAATATGCTCATTCTACCGAAAGGATGCGACCACAGATGGCAGCGAATAAGCTTAAAAACTACACACCAACACGCTTTATGGCTTCGGATTCCCACTATGATAAAGTAACCGCCGACTACGCTGTGGCCTTCATCGAATCGCTCTGCCACACAAAAGGCAAGTGGGCGGGCCAACCTTTTAAGCTGATCGATTGGCAGGAACAGATTATCCGCGATGTGTTCGGAATTCTCAAACCCAACGGATACAGGCAGTTTAACACGGCGTATGCTGAACTAACAAAAAAATCGGGGAAGTCTGAGCTTGCCGCTGCTATCGCCTTGCTGCTTACCTGCGGCGATGGAGAACAGAGGGCGGAAGTTTATGGCTGTGCCGCCGACCGAAACCAAGCGTCCATCGTGTTCAACGTGGCAGCCGACATGGTGCGATATTGTCCCGCACTCGCCAAACGGGTAAAAATCCTTGACTCCACCAAGCGTCTCATCTACCAGCCTGCCGGTGGCGTTTATCAGGTGCTTTCCGCTGATGTGGCGAACAAACACGGTTTCAATACCTCCGGCGTCGTCTTTGACGAGCTTCATGCCCAGCCGAACCGAAAGCTCTACGATGTAATGCTCCGAGGCTCCGGCGACGCGCGTATGCAACCGCTCTACTTTTTGATCACCACGGCAGGCGATAACCAAAACAGCATCTGCTGGGAAGTCCATTGTAAAGCCAAAGACCTGCTGGAAGGTCGAAAACACGACCCGACATTTTACCCTGTGATCTACGGCGCGGATGAGGGCGACGATTGGACAGACCCAAAGGTATGGGCAAAAGCGAATCCCAGCCTTGGAATCACCATCGGTATCGACAAGGTGCAGGACGCCTGTAACAGCGCAAAGGAAAATCCCGCCGAAGAGAATGCTTTTCGCCAGCTTCGTTTGAACCAATGGGTCAAGCAGACCATCCGCTGGATGCCCATGGACAAGTGGGATGCGTGCGCTTTCCCGGTTGACCCGGAATCCCTCAAAGGGCGCGTTTGCTACGGAGGCTTAGACCTCTCGTCGACCACTGACATCACAGCCTTTGTGCTGGTCTTCCCTCCGGACGATGAGGACGACAAATACATCGTCCTCCCGTATTTCTGGCTTCCCGCCGATAACATCCCCTTGCGCGTGCGCCGCGACCACGTGATGTACGATGTCTGGGAGCGGCAAGGGCTCATCAACACCACCGAAGGCGCCGTGATTCACTACGACTTCGT